GACGGAATGTCCGGCAGAGTAAAAGACGGGAAATTGCGTGTAAAAACAGGATGAAATAAAAAGTCATTAAAAAAATAAAAAAATGGATAAGTTTTAAAATTAAATGCGACAAGAGGTATTAAAGCCTCTGCCGCATTTATTTTTTTACGGTAGATTGAAGTAAAAAGCATAGTGCGGTAGAGCTTAAAAAACTCTATCGCACTATTTTTTTATCCAAAAATCAGAAAGGAGCGGGAGAAATGGCACGCAAGTACAAGAGATTGAGCTATGAGGACAGAAAGACCATAGAGGAAATGTGCCGGAATGGAAAGAAAGCGGACGAGATAGCAGCAGCTATGGACGTGCATAGAGCCACGATTTACCACGAGCTGCAAAGGGGCGGTGCTGGTGGTGGTAATAGGCAGCAGTACAGCGCAGATATGGCACAGAGGGCGATTTAATCAGAGAGAACGAAAGAAAGGCAGAAAATATGGAAAGATACATAAAAGCAAGAGATTACAAAATATTGATTTATGACAAAGAGGACAGAGAAAGCTATAGAGCGGCAATAAATGCACTGACAGAGGCGAAAAAAATGAGCGGGTGGGATAGAGTGCAAGGCGTAACCATTCATAAAGATTGTAGAATACCAGACCTTTACCACGGGGACGACTTAGCAATAATCATGGAAAGAGATAACGGAAACGGCGAATACAGCATAAAAATTATGAGTTAATGGCGGTAGCTGCCGCCAGCAAGCGCCCTTAATTCAGTGGGAGAATACCGCAGCCGGATATAGCGGGGGCGCTGGTTCAATTCCAGCAGGGCGTTTTAGGTAGCAGTTTGGCGAACTGCACCAGAGGGCAGCAGGCGAATAGCTGCATCTGGATACCGTGAAAAAATAGCAGCGGTCATACCAGCTAGAGAGTATGTGGTAGGTCAACAGGTTTTAAGCAGCTTTTTAATGCGAAAAGCGCCCACACGGTAAATTACGCCAGAGTAGGGAGCGGTAGCAGTGAAAATTACAAGAGCGCCGCCGAGAGAAAGAGAGGCAGGGAATGGAGAATATAGCCCCCATACAGATAGCAGAACCGAAACGAGAGAAACGAGCAGCAGTAACAGCAGCGTATAGAAGAGGGTACGCAGATGCGCTGGAAGATATGAGGAAAAGGCAGAGGGAGAAGAAACGCCGCCGCCAGTATTTTATTATACAGAAATTGAATGGTATAGCGTTGCTGGCATTTACGGCGTTAGCAGTCTACATATTAGAGGGGGACGCTACAATAGCAATTTTAACAGTGCCGTTAGCGCTGTATATGATTTTCAGCGGGGAAATGTGCATAGTGAATAGATATTATTGGGAAACGAAAGAAAGGGATAAAAGAAATGATAAAAATTTTAGAGCTGTTCGGGGGAATAGGTAGCCCACGTTGCGCCATGCGTAATATAGGAATACCCGTAAAAGCTATTGATTACGTAGAGATAGACGAAAAGGCAGTACGTTCTTATAATGCCATGTTTTCTGATGAATTGGAATATAAGACGCAGAGCGTAGTAGGGTGGAACTTAAAGCCGGATATTTTAATACATGGTAGCCCGTGCCAAGATTTCAGCATAGCAGGACATCAAGGAAAAGCGACGGCAGAGGCAGGACGTATAAACCGTGGAAAGGGAGCGGATAAGGGGAGCGGGACACGTTCAAGCCTTATGTGGGAAACAATACATATTATAGAGCAAATGGGAGAATGGAAACCAAAATATGTTATTTGGGAAAATGTAAAAAATGTATTAAGTCGTTATATGCGCGTGAATTTTAATCGGTATCTATCAGAAATGGAGCGGTTAGGATACAGCAATAATTTTGAAGTGCTGGACGCAAGAGAGTTTGGACTACCACAAGCACGGGAAAGAGTTTTTACAGTATCAGTGCTGGGAAATGAAAAATTTTCGTTTGATGATTTGATTAAAACACCTATGAGGGATATAAACGATTTTTTGTTATCAGATGCGCCGCCAGTGTATGACGTGACACAGCCAAGCGTTTTAGAAGCAATAGGAAAAAAGGGGATACGGCGGGCGACGATAATAGAGGACTACGCATTTACGATTACTGCAAGGCAGGATAGAACGCCAGCACAGGTAATAGATATGGGAAACGGGCGCTATAGGTATCTGACAGAGTTAGAGTGCTGGCGCTTGCAAGGATATACAGACGAAGATTTCAATGCAGCGGCGGCAGTGCATAAGAGAGTAGGGCGCTATACAATGCCTCTTTATAAGCAGGCTGGTAATAGCATACCAGTACCGATATTTGAAAGTCTGTTTAGAAAAATGATACTGCATGAAACGGCAGAAAGTGAGGTGGGAAGTGGCTATTTATAGAGAAGTAATAACAGAGGTTTATTGCGATATATGTGGAGAAAAGATTAAAAGCTGGTATAGCAAAAGAAATGGCGTAAGCAAAGAGTGGGCGAAATATTTTGCAAGGGAAGAGGGCTGTACAACGGGAAAAAAGATTGTTTGTAAACAGTGCCGTATAAAGCAACGAATGGAGAAATGCGGTTTACAAAAGAAATACGGAACTGCTGGAAAAGACGGGAGCGGCGCTTGTTTAGGTTTTAGTAGTGAGTGGGACGACGAGCCTATAGAACAATGCAAACGCTGTATTGCGTGTGCCTCTTTTGACTGGGACGAAGAAAAGAAAAGGTTAAGCATAGGAGAAAGAAAACGAGGGAGAGCATGAGAAAGAAACATAAACGAGAAAACAAGGCGCTTAAGCTACTGATATGGATAGCTGCGGCAGCAGGAGTAACAGTTGTTGCATTATTTGCACTACTCACCAGCCGAGAACAACAGCAGGAGCATAAGAACGCTGATAAAAGGCAGCAGGCAGAGCCTCTGGTAATTGAAGTGCCGGAGCAGGCGACAGAGGGCAGCATACGGGTATTTGATTATGACGGTTGCTGTATTTACGCATATTACGGAAAAATCGAGATAAGGAACGACGGCAGGGACGGTAAAGAGATTGATATAGTTTGTGCCGGATACTTAGAGGGATACGAAGAACACAAAGAGCCAGACGAAACCGGGGAAAGAGAGGCAGAGCATGAGTAACGTATACATACGCAGCCAGAACAGAGAAAAGCTGTATATTTTTGGTATTTCCTTTAATTCCTTGCAGTACGAAGAACAACATGACTGCAAAAGAGGGAAAGAGGCAGCAACACACCACACTATTTGCATTTCTGACGGTTGCTTAGAGGAAATTGCAGAGTATGAGAGCAAAGTGCGCTGCATAGAGGTGCTGGACGAGATAGAAAAAGTATGTAGCAGCTATTTGTACGCAGAGGGCAGTAGGGGACTTATAAGAGGTAGCACGCCTATGCAGCCTATGGCAACGGTTATACCAAGAGTATACCAGATGCCGGAAAAGTAAAGGGTTGCACATGGACGAATATAGAGAGGTAGTAAAAGAGTTTTACCGAGTATACAGACCGCTACAGAAAAAGCATAACTTGCGTATGCACAGCAGATTTAGCATATATGACGACGGGCTTATAGAAATCTGGGAGTATACCGGGGAGCAGCGGGGTAAATGCGTATGCAAGGTAAAAGAAGAAAAAGACGTAGAGTGCTATAAAAGAGCGATAGAGGCACTGCAAAGCTATGGAAGAGAAAGAGAGGGCGTAAGGCATGAGAAAAGGGCAGGATAAAAAGGAAATTATGCCGAACTTTTTAAAAGACCTTAATACGGAAATTTTAGAGCAGCTGACAGCGGGCAGCAGCGAAAAGAACGTAGTAGGACTGGCAGGAGACGTAAAGGAGCTGAAAGCGGTAGAGGATATATGCGGGCTGCGGTTTAGGGGCTATCTGGGGCTGATTGAAATAGAAAGACCGAGCGGGACAACGGACACGCTGGTAGTAGCGTTTGCGTGGGACACGCCGTATAAATCGACGCAGGGTGTAGAGTTTGACGTATTGCGAGAGTATCCGGCAGGCAGCAGGCTTTTACTCTATGGGAAGATGCAGACACTTAAAGACTTTTCTACGGGGCGGCAGCTGGTTTTTGCACTGGCTGATTTTGTGGCATTAAGCCCAAAGGCAGAGCAGCAGAACGACATAGTATTAGTGGGCGAGATTGTATATAAGCCTACATACAGAGAGACACCGAGAGGAAAGCGTATTTCTGACATTTTTGTAAAAGTAAAAAATCAGCTTACGAAGTGCAGCAGCCTTATACCATGTATCTGTTGGAATGAGACGGCGGACGAGGTAGCAAACTGGCTGCCGGGGGATACAGTGAAACTGATAGGAAGATTGCAGAGCCGGGAATATGAAAAGCTGATAGAGGAACTTTACGCAGACGGCGTGGTAGCAGAGAGAGTGACAAA